TTGTTGGCGTGCTTTATGTCGTAATCTACCAACTCGTAAACTATACATGGGTAGTTAATCTTCAACGTGGATGGAGGTTGAAAGTATACATTATTAGACCCCTGATTCTCTACTAGAATATCATGTAGTTCTAATCTACGGCTCATTGTAGAGTCCCCCCAACGTTAAGATGAGACGGGGCCTTTGGATTTCAACATTAGTTATCCTCCAAGGCTTACCCATCCATCTAACAAATTTGATAGCGAAGAAGTTTTCGTAAGCATATGGGTCGGCAACAACACTTATTTGATTGTTGATTGTAATATCATCACTCATCGTGTTTGTAACCTGATTACGATGGGAGATTCTTAAAATATCACCATAGTAATCCCGCTCGTCAACTTCTTCCTCCCAAATCCCTGGCGACGTTTCTTTAGTGTCTACAAATCCTATTTTACCGTAGAACTTCGCCATCTATGATCACTCCTAGAATCCTTATTCGTCGTCTCCTTCTTCTTCTTCTTCTTCTTCGTCTACTACTTCCACTCCTTCTACTAATTTCTCGATAACTAAAGCTGATTTAGGCTTTGTTAACGCACCTGACATTCTAGTCTCGATTAGATATTTGTGTTGGTTATAGTCGATGTCGAAGTCGTCAAACATGCTAACTTTGCCACCTTTATCTGCTCCACCTGTGTAGTCCCTAAGGTTAACAATGATACCAAGTAGTTCTAATGTTCTTTCATCATCATCTGTTCTGGTTAAGTTCTCCATAACCTCAACTTCAACTATTTCCTTAACTCTTAAAGCTGATGCTAATTCAGCCTCTGTGTTATAAAGTCTTCTACCCATTTTGTCCTTAACTAACAACATATCTGTAAGAACATCGGTTGTAGTGTAAAGTGTGGGTGTACCGGAACCTTTGTAGTATTTTCTAGCCCTTATTATTGTGTCTATCAGTTTGTTTGTATTTACCTCAGGCGTGTCTTCTGGGTCCTCCTCAAAAGTTACCTTATGTGAATACATATCAGCATCAGTATAGATAGGTCTTATGTTTGACTCGTTGATCTTGTCTGGGTCTTCAGGATCTCGTCCGTCACCAACTAATATGGCTCTAGCGATCTCCTCATCTAACATCATTCTCATTTCAGCCTTTAGCCATGCAACTACATCTAGGTCGACTATATCGATTATGTCATCCCTATCTAACTTTTGTTTCTTGTAGATAGTTGTCGGAGTAGTTACCCTTCGTAATAGTTTGATAACTTCTTCCTTCTTCAAGGAACCTTTAACGTAACCTCTAGCTCTCGCTTCTTCAGCTGTGATGTCAACTGCTGTAGATTTGATTCTTGAGAAAGGTGTATGTTTTATTCCGTTAAGAACACCTTGTACCCAATCCATCCTTCTTCCAATAACTTCTGGAGTTGGCGTTACTGTTCTTGCGTCTGGGAACAGAATATCAATGTCCTCGATACCATATTCTTCTGCGTGGAACAGAAAACTATCTCTTAGAGAACCCACCCTCGCTGCGTCCTCAAATATCCCCTGGATTTGCGCGTGACTAAGTGTCTGTGAGTTGTCTTTTGTTTCATTATCAAATACGTTTACTTTCATATCTTCTTCTCCTCCCTCAATGTCAGAATGTTCTACTTCGCCATCAATTGCTTCAGCAATCATAGCGTATACGACGTTCTTCTGCTTCTCACTTAATGTGTTAAAGATGTCTTTAACAGTTTCACTTCCATTTTGATTTTGGTCATCTACATCTTTATGCTCTAACGCTTCAGTAGAAATTTCTTCTCCTGAGTAGATGATAGCTTCTACATCTGATTCCTCGTAAGTTCCATCCGAGTGAGCTATAGTTAAGTTATCTATAAGCGCTCCGGGATTAGCCCCACTTAGGACTAGGCTAACTTCACGAATTGACCCATGAATAACATCTGATCCCCTTTGAACTAGGTTATTAGCAAAGATTGACAGTGAATTTATGTCGCCATGTTCAACGAGTAACTTTGCATTCTTACCAGCTTCGGTAGCGTTGAATTTAGCATATGCATAAACCCCATCTTCTCTGTTCTCTAATAATGCATGTCCTAAAACATTACTAGGATCATTGTGTATGTGTTGATACACTAGCGGTACAGTCATTCCATCATTGTCTTTAAAAGCATCTTTACGTATGACTCTACCATCGGCGCACCTCAGATCATTCTTGGTTGCATAACCGCCGAAGTCGTATTTCTTTTTACTCATCTTTTCCTTCCTCCTTCTCGTCTTCTGAGACCGTAACTGAATCTTGATCTTTAGACATATTAATATTTTTATTCCTTAATTCATCAGCCCTAGGGTCGTCTACTGGTTTGTAACCTATGATAGACCTAACCTCGTTAGACGATAGAATTTCATTTCTTGTAAACTTATCAACAATGTCTGCTAGATTATTAACTGGTACTAGCTTGAACGGTTCTCGGTAGAACATAATAGCTTGTCCTTGAGTACGAGCGGTTTTAGTTAGGAATGTCATATTCATCGCCCCTGTGATTGCTGCTAGAATTGGTTCGATAGTTCTGTTGTAATAGTTTAACATTTCAGCCTCATCGGCAGTCCCATTGAATACGTTCTCCGTAAGTCCTAACTGGCTATATAGCATACTCGTTAGGTATTGGATTTGTCCCATGAGATTGTTTTCGGCTGGTCTGTTTAACTGTGTAATTCTCTCAGAACCATCTGTATAAGCAATACCGTACTTAGACCCTGTTAGTTGCCTCTCAATATCAGCTCTACGTTGCTCGGCTTGCTCTTGTCTAGCTTTCGTCTTTATTACATAGGGCAATTGAAATATCAAATCTAACTTCCCACTACTACTTTGTTCATCAATGACATCTAGCAGGTTTAACTTATGAATTAACCTTTTTAAAGTTGAGTTTGGCTCATTCATTACCGCGTATAATGGATTCTCAATAACGGCCACCATCTTTTTAGGTAGTAGAAGTTCCTCTTTCCTACCTATTTTTTCATTGTACACCTCCACTCTTACATGACTTGGGTACCATTCGAGAATCTTCCCCGTACGCAATGAATGAATATCATAACTGTTTGTGTTTTTTGGATTGAATGACGTATCTACTGGAACTATAGCCACGCTTCCCTCATCACATAGAGACATAGCTACGTCCTGTATGAATGCTCTACCGGTTTGATCTATATTAGCTCTAACGGTTAGGCACTCATTTAGTGATGACTGTATCTCCTCTACGTAACGTCCATTCTTATCTATACGGACGTGCTGTATCTCAACGGCTGCAACATCTATACCAATTCTATTGTATATGGATGCAACTATTGATCTCTCGTTACCAAACCTAAAACTAACTCGGGTTGGGTTTCGAGCATAACTGAGACCGTATTCGTAGGGAAGTCTAGTCTGGTCTCGATTGGTGAAGGCGTTCCACCCATGCATTAATCCATTAATAAAGCCCTTCTGCATCGAACCATCCCCTTTTTAATTTTACTCAAACATGTCTTTGTTTAATTTATAAGCTACGTACGCATCTATTGTGGATGCTACGTTATCTATCTTTTGATCTGCTCTCTTCTTAAATAATTTCCTGTTACCATTCGTGTCTTCTAGAGTTACTGCATTACCCATCGTGAATGACATTAACTCTTCATCGAAGTATAGCATTCGTTCTTCGGCTAACGACTTTAACTCGCCAAGTGGAACAGATTCTGTACGAGCACCTTGTCTAACTTTCTCAACACCAAATTCACCATTCTCAGCAATCCATCTTTTTACAAATTCCTCAGCATTGTATGGGTCGAATCCGAAAGACCTAACATCATAGCTGTTATCTAATATGAAGTTCTCAAGATCGTCATAAACCTCCATCATGTCTAAAACTGTACCGTCTAACACTACTAGAGTTCCCTCTTTCATGAATTCATCATACTTAAGACGCATTGCCCCTGGTAACTTCATGAGTGTCGTTTCTGTAATGTAAGAACGAACCTTAATACCAAAACCACCATCAGGTAGTGGAAATAAGAATGTGAAAGCACAGAAGTCATCCCCTCTAGACATATCCGCGCCTAAAGAGCAAGGCATGTTCCAGAAACTTCTCTGTCTATGGGGTATCGTTTCCTCATACGTGAAGAAATATGTGTATCCTTCCATTGGTATACCAAATCTCTTAGCCAGAATATCATTTCTAGTAGCCGGGGCTTTTTCGGCCCTTTCTACGTCTAGTTGGTAGGCTTCGTACGAAACGGTCTTACCTAGGTTTGGATTTGCCTTTAACCACATTGATGGATCGCTAACTTCATCCACATGATCTAATTTGTAATACCAGATTGAAACATGAGGGTTAATGTATTTCCCTTTTAGAATGTCCATAAGTTCCATTTTGATTGTGTCACCTGAGCTGTTCCTTACGGTACCTTCTGAACTCATAGCTATGATCAGGTAGTCGTCAAGTTTAGATGCCCCTTGTTCTATTGCCCCAACTACGTCCTCGCGGATGTCTCCTGAGAGCCACTCATCAACCGTAGACACCTTAGGTCTAAGTCCTTGAAGTTTATCTATAGACATTGGTCGAACTTCTAGTAATGAATTGGTTAGGAAGTTCTGAATACCCTTCTTAGTTGATGCTAACTTAACCCTATTCGCCTTTGAGCCGGTTGTGTTCTGTAGTGAACCTTCGGTTAAGAATTTGAACAGTGGCCCACGAGCCCTTGTTATAGCGGTAGCAATAGGTGACATGATCTCTTCGGCTTGCCTCATTGTGGGGGCGGTTGTTATCTGATGTGTGGTTGTCGTGTCTACGTTTAAGAAGTAGCTTTGTAACGTTGACCCATACATAGACTTAGCGGCCCCTCTGCCAACTATCAGATACTGTTTCTTTGTAAGTCTTTTCTTAATTAACTTACGTACATATCGCCCCCCATGACCACCTTCAGATGGTTGGTAGACACTTCTCTCTACAAAGTAATACCATCCTAAAACCTGCTCTGCCCATAGTTTGAACGTTGGTAGTAAATGAAGATCTGTGCCATCGGTTAAGGTCATTTCATCTTCGCAGAATCGAATATACCCTTCTACAGCAGATTCGTCATAGTAGATTCCAGGATTTTCTATCAGTTGGTCTATTCGGTTCATTTCTAGAGAAATTTCTTTATTGACTGGTATTTCACCGTTTATAACCGCCTCACGAAATTCACCGTAATATTTAGGAACAGCAGTGTTTGATAATGCCATTTTCTAACTCGCCTTTAACGCTGTTTTTATAGCGGCCTCTATAACTTTCGTCATCGCCTTTGAGGTGTATGACACTGCGACGCCTGTTCCTGCTGTAGCTAAGATCTTCGTTACTGCTGATTTACCTCTTGATGTTTTTTCAGAAGAGAGTTTCCTATACTGTTGTTCTAGGTTCATTCTATTAACTCTTTCTCTTAATTCGGCATCTGATAATTTCGTAATATCCTCTTTGGGTGTTTTCTTTACTTTTTTTAAAGCATCCCTCTTTTTCTGCTGATACTTCTTCTTATTCTCGGCAGCGTTGGTATATTGTTTTTTCTTTTGACCTAGAAACGTACCTTTATGACCTTGGCCTTTCGGATATGGT